CCATAACTTCCCCAGGCTCGACGCAATCGGGATGGCACCCTTCGCACATCGATCCCGACGACGTGGAGGACACCGACAACAGCGGCATCGACGCCCACCCGGATACCCGCAACCGTGTAATCAACGTCTGCGCGCAGAATGAGAACCTGCTGCGCTCGGGCCCGGAGGGCATGGGGTACATCCGCATCGGCGGGACGCGCTACCATCCCTTTGACTGGTACGGAAAGTGCATCGAGAGGGCCAAGCAGAATCCCGAGGCCTGGGCGGTGCTGATCCGCTGCTCGATCAACCGCAAGGATGGTGGCCCGTTCCTGCCCGGCGAGTTCCCGGCCGAAGACGACCTGATCTTCTATTGGCCGGAGTTTCCGCAGTTGCGCTATAAGGTTCTCCGCGAAAAATATCTCGACAACTACGAGAGCTTCATGTGCTTCCGCGCCGGTTGCCAAGTGCTCATGGCGGATTGGACAGAGAAACCTATTGAGCAAGTTCAACAAGGGGATGAGGTTGTAGGGTTTGAGAAAACACACAGTGGAATAAAATTCAAAACTAGCCGCGTTTTGCAGACCTTTTCCCATAAGGCTGATGTGGCAAAAGTCACCACAGACAAAGGAAGAATAACTTATCCGACATTTGATCACCGCTATCTGAGACCCCTCAACGGGCACGATTTGAGTTATGGAAAACTCCACCTAGGCGCAAAGATGGTGTCGGTTTACACACCCAGGCCGAGGGCCACTGGAAAAGAACAGCGTGATTTCGATTGGCTCGGCGGCTTGATGGACGGCGAGGGAAGTATCAGCCGAACAGGGATCTGCATTTACCAACAACAGGCGTCAAATCCTGAGGTTTATGCTGAGATACTGGAAGTCCTAAAAAAACTCTCTATTGTTCATGGCGACGGGTTGACACATACGACCGAACGTTTTTCTCTAGCTGGCGGTCGATCTCTTTTGATTCACCTTTTGCAGAATTGCAGGATGGCAAAATGCTCACGTATACTCCAAACGCTTTGGAGTACTCGCCAGATAGCTGAAACCTGTGGAAGACGCGGAGGAGCAAGCTATCCAGTTGTATCGGCCATGGAATCGATCGGGGAAGAACAAGTTTACGATTTAGAGACGGTGACGCACAACTTTATCTGCGATGGATTTGCTGTTCATAATTGCCAGCAGCAAAACGATCCTCAGGGCGGCAATGTGCCGACGTTCCCGGAGAAGCTGTATGCAGGCTGCGCGATCGAGGAGGAGCGGCTGCCGAGGCGCAACGATGCGGAGACGTTCATCTGCTGGAGGCCGAGGTATGGCGGGAAGCCGGGGATGGCCAAGTTCAGCGAGGGCGCCGCGGCCACGGTGGTGGATGGGAAGATTTACGTCAAGGAGTGCTGGCAGAGCACTTACACGCCTTCCAGCGAAGCTGAGAAGATCGTGGCGGCGGTCAAGGAGAACGATGCGGACGGGGTGATGATTGTGGACGTGCCCGGCTGCGAGTACCTAGCGGCGCACATCCGCAACGAAGCGGCGCGGAGAAACCGCAGCGTGCGGGTGCAGTGGCTGGAGTTCGAGGAAGACGACAACCGGCGCACCGGGGCGATCAAGCAGCTTGAGCCGCTGATGAAGGTGGGGCGGGTGCTGTTCTCAACCGGGATGAGCAAGGCAGCGGAGTGCCGCAAGCAGTTTGTGCATTTTGGGCTGGTGGAGGAGAATGGGATCATTGAGTGCATCTCGCGCTTCGCTGCTTTGGTTCCCATCAGCCAGATGCGAGCCAACATGCAGGAAGAGGAGATCGCCTGGCAGCGGCGGCGCAGGGAAGACGCGCTGGTGCAGAGCTTCCTGAGCCAGCAGGGGATGCCGGCGGTGGACGAGCAGGCGCAGCAGCAGGCCAGGGCGCACCTGGCCGCCATGAGCAAGACAGCGACGTGGAGTATGCCGCCGCTTCCCGGAGGGTTGGATGGCTGATCGCGAGGAAATAGCGGCGAAGGTGGGCGGCGATGGGATGCCGCTGGGCAATGAGCTGACGCCGTTGATTCAAGACCGCCAGGTGACGCTGCCGAGCAGCTCCGCCGGCACGATCCTCTTCGACGACGACGCGGCGGCCACCATTGTGTGGCAAGACTACCAGCGCGCCATGGCGTGGCTGGACACGAACAGTTGGCTGGCCGAGTGGCAGTACGTCGATTTCCTCTATCAGAGCCCGAACTACGATCACGACTGGCGGATGCAGACCAACCGCCCGGCGCGCATCAGCCGCTTCAATGTGGCCAAGAACCGCAACACCATGAGCAACCAGGTGCGGCGAGGCATCTTTGCCGACACCAGCCCCACCGCCCTGGAGCCGCGCGGCAAGTTGGCCGGCGATCCCAACTCGGAGCGGATACTGGAGGCTTGGAGCGCGATCTTCGACGAGCTCGACGACCGGGCGGACTTTGAGTACAACATGAGCCTGGGAATCGAGTGCCAGGTGTTGCAGGGCACGGCGATCTGGATTCCAATTTGGGAGACCAAAAAGGTCAAGAAGAAGAGCCGGGTGCGCCAGACGCCTCCAGTGTCGATCGACATGCCGCTGGGCGGCCAGAAGAAGGTGGACACCTGGCAGAGCGATACCTTCAAAGTGCGCGAGGAGACGGTCGAGGAGAGCTGGCCCTATTTCGAGTACCGGAGGCTGGGCACCACGCTCTACAGCCCCAAGTGGCGGACGCCGAACCGGCCCGACTTGACCGGCGGCGCGAGAATCGACATCGACTATGTGGCCTTCGAGGATCTGAAGGGGATGCGGGAACTCGACTGCTACAAGGACATCCCCAGCGATGAAGACCTGAAGACCTACTTCCTGCAGAACCCCTATGGCGACGCCGCGGCGGGGAGCCAGGTGGCGCAGTCGATGAACCAGGAGAGCAGCACCGTGCTGCACGCCGCCGGGGAGCAGCGCAACGAGAGCGCCAACCCGTTCGAGAAGCCGCTGATGAAGCTGGCTTATTGGACGGACAAGATGGTGGTGGAAGTTCTCTGCTACGAGAGCCGGCGCAAGGTGATCCGGAACCAGGCGCACACCATCGGCGACCAGGCGCTGGGCTACAGCGGGACCTGGTGGAACATCGACAACAGCGGCTACGGGATGGGAACGGGAAGGCTGAACGCCGGGGACCAGCGCATGGACCAGGGCGTGCTGAACGAAGTGCTCAAGATGATCGCCTTCCCGCTGAACGCGCCGATCCTTTACGACAGCCAGGACGGCAACGCGCCGACGCAAAACGTGGTGATGGGCCTGGGAACGCTGTGGGGAGTGCGGACGCGCGACGGGGATGTGCGCAAGGCGTTCCAATTTATGCAAATGCCGCAGATTCCGCCCGAGGCTTGGAAGATTTACCAACTGGGCAAAGATGGCGGCGAGAACACGGTGGGCGCCGACTCCATCTCGATGCAGGGGAACGTGAATACGCCGGGGTCGAGCGCCATGCGCACCGCGGCGGGCGTGAACCGGGCAGGATCGAAGGCCGACGACAATATCGCCGACCCGGTGGCGCACCTGGAGTACACCATCAAGCGGTGGAGAGCATTCCAGCGCGAGCGGATTCTGGAGGATATGCCCATTCAGGAGATCCGCGAGATTCTCAGCGCGCGGCTGGGAGCGGCGATCTTGGACGAAGTTACGGCTGAAGCGTTCATCGACGCGGAGTTCGAGATCAAGGTGCTGTGCGGCCAGAAGCTGGCGGCCAAGGCCGCGATCATGCAGTTGATTCCATTCTTCCTGCAGATTGTGCAGCAGCCGCAGTTGATGCAGTGGCAGCACGAGATTGGGCAGACGATCAACTTCCAGGCTATCGAAAACGCCTTCCAGCGGATGAGCGAGCTGCAAAACTGGCAGGACATCTTTGTGCCTATGACGGACGAGCAGAAGCAGAACATGGCGCAGATGAACCCCGAGGCGATCAAGGCCAAGATGGCGCAGGCGGTGGAGCAGGCGAAGGGCCAGAATAAGCTCCAGCAGATTCAGGAGCAGGGCAAGCAGGACATCCAGCACACGCTGGTGGACAAGGCGATGGACCACGTGAGCGGCGATGTGCCGCTGGAACTGGCGGAGGCGCGGCTGGAGCGCAACACGGACATGGGCGAGCTGCAAAACGGCGTTCCAGGAGTGGGGGAATGATAGGCTACGCTTCTAATACGGGCACCAAGCGTAACTTAGCGGCATTGCGCGATGCTGGTTGGCGGATCATGTTGACCCCAGACAACCCCACGCCAAGAGAAGGCTTAAGGCATAGTCTTGATAACGGGGCATGGGGCTGCCATCAAAAGGCAATCCCTTTTCAGCCTCAACGCTTTGAAAAATTGGTTGATACCGCTGGGCAAAAAGCCGACTTTATCGTACTTCCCGATATTGTTGGAGGGGGGGGAAATAGCCTTGCACTTTCAGTTAGTTGGTTGCCACGCTTGAACGGTTACCGCTCATTGCTTCTCCCTGTACAAGACGACATGGACCCCAAAGCGGTACTAGCTATACTCAGAGCGTGGCCAAAACTCGGTATATTTCTTGGGGGGACCACCGGGTACAAACTGGCAACAATGCATGATTGGGGGGTAGCGGCAGCATCTCTAAACCGTTGGTATCACGTTGCCAGGGTCAATACACGTCGTAGAATACGAATGGCCTGTGCCTGCGGAGCCACATCTTTCGATGGAACCAGCGCCACAAAATTCAGTTGCACATTACCGTTGCTCGACGCTGCGCGACGGCAACCAAATCTGTTTGCGCCAATAAGGACTATATGACCACTGACCTCACCCCGCTCGAGAAGTTTCTGGCCGGCGTGCCCCTGAACCCGGAACTGGCGGCGCTGAAGGAAGGCCGGATGGAAGAGGCCGCGGCGGGCGTGGAGACGCTGCGCCGGACGCCGGTGGAAGACCCGGACCGCGCGCTGACGACGAGCGAGCGGATGGACTTGAGGGAGATGCGGATTCTGCCTGGATGGCCGATTTTGGCGCGGCTGCTGGAAAAAACGTGCAGAATCCATGAGAAGGCGGCTATAATCCTGGCTCAGGGAGATCCGCTGAAGGACCGGGACGCCATCGCCGAGGCCTTTGGGTACGCCAAGATGTACCGCCGGGCGAAGGGTGAACTGGAACTGATGGTGGACGCGGAGCTGGCGGAACTGGAGCAGGAGCGCCGGAAAGAGAAGGGAACCGGGGAATGAAAGCCTATTGGAGCGAGACGAGGCCGAACGGCAAGCCGGTGGAAGCGGGAACCTTCTGCTGGATTATCGATCTTGAGGATGGGAGCCCGCTGATCGCCACCTACGGGACCAGCACCGAGGAAGTGTTGCAGAAGTTGGCTATCCAGAACGGGAACGCGCAACTCGCTCTTGTCCGCCGCGCGGCAGCGCCGACACAACCAGCGGCGCCAGGGACGCCACCCCCGGCCGCGCCCCGGACAAGCCTGAGCGCCGACGAGCGGATGCAGGCGACGCTCGACCTGAGCAACCCAGCCAAGAGCGGCGAGGCGGTGATGCGCCTGGTAGCTGACGAGACAGGTGTCGATCCGCGGCAGCAGGCGATCCAGAACTTTGCGAACCTCTGCATGGCCTGGCAGGGCGAGCATCCGGAGTTTTATCCCCACGCCGGAAACAAGCGGATGCTGTGCGAGAGCGCGGGCCGCAAGGCAGGCGGCAAGGTGGGCCTGATTACCAAACAGGTGCTGACCGAGACTTTTCAGGAGCTACAGCAGCGCGGCGAACTCTTCGAGGAGCCGCAAACCTCAACCATAACGCCCCCTGTACTTCCTGGCGAGAGCCAGGTGCAGCACGTGGAGAGGCCAAGAGGCACGCGGTTCGCCACCGGCGCGCGAAGCAGCAGCTTCAGCGCCCCGCAGACCGCGCAGACACGGACTGTGAAGTACACGGAAGAGGAGATCCGCACCATGCCGGAAGCGAAGATGCGGCGCCTGATCGAGGCGAACGATCCGGACTACGCGGCGGCGTGCGAATTCCACTTCCCTCAACAGCAGCAGGCAATCGCCTGATCTGCGGACCAGGGAGCGGAGTATGACCGACAAGATGCAGTACAGGATCAGCCTGGGGCTGGCGCGTGGATTCACGTTTCTGGTCCAGTTGATTGCGGCCGTGGGCGGCGCGATCGCCGTGACCGCGAGCCTGTCGATGCAGATGGCGTCGATGGCCGCAATGGGAACCACGTGGTGCGACGGACCGAGCCCGGCGGCGCAGACCAGCGCCAACATGCCGCAGGCGCGGCTAACGATCCACTACAACCGGGTGTTCATGAAGTGGCTGTATATGAACCTGAACAAGCTGCTCATGGTGACCCACATGGACCTGCCGGAAAAGAGTGGGCAGACCTTCCGCAACTTCATGGCCATTCCGCTGGGCGCCGATACCCAGCAGCAGACGGAAGGCACCATCGGGCCTCCCGAGCAGATCAGCGTGAACTTCAAGGACATTGTGGTGGCGCAGTTGGCCAACTACAACAACATCTCCGACCTGGCGTTCCTGACCTCGATCTCGAACGATCTGGAAGAGAACCGGCGCGTGATGGCCTACCAGCTCGGCATCTCCATCGACGACCTGGTGATGTACATGATGGACTACCTGCGCACCTGGGATGCGAGGACCGCGAACCAGGACTCCACCAACTCGCCGTATGCGTTCTCGAAAAACATGATCGAGCAGATGCCGGCCAGCCTGGGCGGCGCGACCGTGCGGCCGATGGCCGACGGCTACTACAACGGCAGCATCCACGACTTCTTTGTGGGCGACCTGATGCTCGACAGCTCGAACAACTCGATTGTCGACATCTGGAAGCACACCGACGCCGGACAGTTGAAGCTGGAGCCGCTGGACGGACAGGACGGGGAAACGCCCGTCAAGACGCTGGAGCTGATGGGGTGCCACTGGAGGAAGAGCACCAACCAGACACAGACCACCAACTGGCAGTCGAGCGGGCTGACGGCGATCAGCACGTATCTGGCCGGGGCGGATGCGATCGTGTTTGTGAACTTCCCGAACAAGCGGCACACGAAGATCGATCCGCGCTGGGAGAACATGAACCTGTGGGCGGGCGAGTACAAAGAGCGCACCGCCTACGACCCGAACGGGCTGATCATGGCCGGCACGGGTTACAACTGCGTCTTCGGCGTGGGCCTGCCTCCGGACGCGACCAGCCGTATGCGCATCGCCAACGCGGTTCCGCAGACGACCTAAGAACAGTTGTCAGTTGTCAGCGATCGTTTGTCAGCCGGCCGGGGCGGTGAAAGCCGCTCCGGCAAGAAAAAGGAGCCACAATGCAACCCAACTTTGAAGGCGCAACATCAGTCGCGGCGCAGCCAGGCGCGAAGAAGTACTGTCCGCGGTGCGGGCACGCCGGAGTGCAGGTTACCAGCCCGGATTTCAAGATTTGGAACTGCGCCGGGCATGGCGAGATTTACCGCAAGGAGCTGGTGAAGCCGGCGTCTCAAGCAGCGGCGCCGGAGAGCGGATGGACGCCGGACGCTCCGAAGGCGCAGACTGGCTCACAGGGAAAAGTGAGCAAAAGTGCATGGACGCCGGACCCTCCAAAGGCCTGAAATGACACACAGCAACTTTGAGCACGAAGTATTGCGGCTGCTCCGCGAGGAACACGAAAAAATCCGTCGCATCGAGCGGCTGCTGGAATTTCCCCATCTAACCCTTTCGCAAGTTGGAGATGCAGCTATGATTGGCAACATCACCGCCGGCCAGTCCGGCCAGTTCGCAGTCGCAATCAACTTTCCCGATGGCGTTCCAGTGCCGCCGGGATACGCCCCCACCATTACCTGGTCCTCGCCGGACCCGCTGATCACCTTCGCCCCGGCCACCGCCGATTTGACCGCCGGCGCGATTCCCCTCGCGCAGCAGGTTGTGGCCACCGTGGACGCAACCGACACTCAGACCAGCGGTGTTGTCGGCGCATCCGCGCTGGGCACCGATGGAGTGACTGTGCTGCTCAGCAACGTGGTTTCGTTCAGCATCACCCCGCTGCCTCCGCCGCCTCCGACCGAGCCGACGCTGGTTGCATCGCAAGTGGGCTAGTCTCAACCGCAAGAGAGGTTGGCCGGCGAGCCTCGACGCAAGTCAAATCGCCGGACACTTCGAGGGGAATTGAGGGGAATCATGGCCGATACGACAAAAAGCCCGGCGCAAGCGAAGGCCGAACAGGGAATCGAGGATCTCGACGCCCGCCTGAAAACCATCGCGCTGAAGAAGGCGGAGATGGAACTGGAGCTGGTGACCAAGCAGGTGACCGAGTTCCAGAACGCCAAAACCGACAGCGCGCGCAAGAACCGGCAGCGCCAGGCGCAACTGGCGATCGACAGGGCGAACCGCAAGGCTTTGATGGCCGGATGCAATCACCGGCAGGGCGGATCGCCGAAGAATCCCTACAAAGGCAAGGGCGACAGCGCGCTCAGCATCTTCAATATGCCCGACGGCTTTACCAAGCTGGTGAAGTGCATCATTTGCCGCGGCCCGTGCTGGAGCCCGCACCCCGCCGACCAGGCGACGGCGATCCAGGAGGGTGAGACAGCATCCGAGCGCGATGAGCGCGTGAGGAACTACCACGAAGATCTGGCCGAATTCAACCGGCTGTACGACCTGGCCAAAGATAAGCTGAGCGAAGAGGCCGCGCAGGAGATGCAGTGCGGCGTGACTATCACCACGACGAACACGGAGACCGGCGCGCCCGTGCTGCGGCGGCGGCCGTGCGACAGGTACGCAGCGTAAGAACATCGGAAATTTGGAGAGGGCGATGAAAAGGAAGCTGATTCGCGGCGGTTTGGTACTGGCTTTGGCGCTGATTGGCGCGGGCTTTCTTGCCTCGGCAACCGCGCAGACCATTATGCCCGCGCAGTTGCAGAACACGTTCACGGTGGTTACCAATGCGACGACGACCGGGCAGCTTGGAAAATATATTGTGCTGAACGGGCTCACAGCGCCGAGGCCGGGAACCTACACGGTGGACTGGACAGTGAGCGGCACGGCGCTGACAACCTGCACCTTCAACGCGCAGGGATCGAGCGATGGAGTGAATTGGTACTACGTGGACAATTCCAGCCCGGTAAGCTGTGTGAGTACCGGCAACGAGTTTGTAACCGGCAAGCCCGTGCTTTATTTGAGGATCAACATCGCAGCCATCAGCGGAGGCGATGCAACCAGCAAAATCGTATTTCACTACGTGGGCGGAAGAAGCTAAAATCGAGAGCGCCCGAGCGGCGCAGAAGGAGCAAGACGATGGGCGCAGACCGTTTGAGCTTTGGACCGCTAAATGCGGCAGGAACCAATCCATACGACCAGCAGGCGCTGATCCAGGATACGCAAAACAACATCCTAGAGATCAGCGGAGCAAGCCGGCTGCGCGCCGCCTTGTTTTCGAGGCTGGCGATCATTGAAAATGCCCTGGCGCTGACCGCGATTACCACGGCGCAGACGCTGCTGAGCCTGGCTTTGAACGCGGGCGCGATCAATGTGCTGAACCGCAGGCTGGGCATTCGCGGGAGCATGGTGTATTCAAGCACCACCGGGAACGTGGCGACCATCACACTGGCGCTGACGCTGGGCGGAGTGACGCTGTGCTCCATCTCAACAACAGCCACCAACACGACAGCCAGCACCAACCTGCCCCTTGACTTCGAGTTCGAACTGGTTGTGGCAACGACCGGGGCCAGCGCGGCGATTCTCTCGACCGGGAGCGTGAAGGTGAACCTGGGCACAGCAGCGGCAGCCGCGATCACGGAGTTCCTGGACACGAATGTGGGATCGAGCGACACCATCACCGTGGGAACCAACCCGGCTGTTGCGGATACGATCACGGTGAACGGCACGCTGGTAACCTTCATTGTGAACGGAGGCACACCGGCAGGGAACCAGGTAGCGCTGGGAACCACCGCAGCGGCCACAGCAACGGCGCTTTATACGTTTCTGGCTGCTTCGACGGATACGAACATTGCCAAGGCGACCTGGACCAACCCGAGCAGCACCGTTGTACTGGGGGTGTCGAAGGTAGCCGGATTTACACCCTGGGCGACGACCAGCGTTCCGGCTAAGATCACTTTCAGCACGCCGACGGTGAACCTGCTGACGGCGGAGACCCTGGCGGTGACCATCACGACCGGCACGGCGGCCATTCCCAGCGCGCAACTGCTGCTTGGCGAAGTCGATATAATCGGCTAGCCAACGGGATGCCGGCGCGCTTTGCCTCCAAGTGGCGCGGGCGAGCAGCAGGGCCAGAGCGCCGACTATTCCCCCGGCAAACTGGCCCTGCCGCGTCAGTAAATATTTTTACGGAGGGATCATGTGCGAACTGTGCGGGTTGAAAGCGTGGTTAGTAATTCGGAGAGTCTTCTATATCCGGCACAGGCTCTGTGGGGATTGCTTTTGCGATTGCCTGAAGCTTTTTCCGAAAGGCTGTAGGCGACGCTAAGGAAAGGAAGAAATGGCGAACAGCAGCCAGACATTGCAGACCGTGCTTGACGCCATGGCCGGGAAAGGCATTCCCGATCCGCGGCGCGTGCCCGGAGGCTACGGCAACGCGCTGGCCCTGGAGATGATCAACCGGGTATTAGCCGACCTGCTGACCGCCCGCTTCAACTGGAAGTTCAACCGCGCCGTGGCGACGCCCTTCTACACCAATAGCTGGCAGCAAGACTATCCGCAGCTTGCGCAGGCCGCCGGGCCGATCGGCTGGGGCGAAGACTGCGACATGGTGGACATCAACAACACGCAGATACCCAAGCCGCTGTGGAATATGACCTGGAGGCGCGGGCTGAGCCGTACCAGCGTGCAGATGTGGCGGCCGGGAGAGCTTTGCTGGATGTACAACTCGGAGCTGAGCCTGGGAAGCTGGCCGGGACCGGGAGTGACTTACTATCCGCTGGTGACGAGCGGACCGCAGGGCGCCAACCCGATCATGAACTTTGTGGATGCCAACGGAAACATTCTGATCTTGACCGGCTTTGGAATTACCGGCGGCAGCCAGCCCAGCGCGCCGGCGAACAGCGCTGAGGGCGTGACGGTAACGGACGGCGGCTGCACGTGGACAGTGGCGAGCGGCGGCAGCCAGGGATTCCGGCTGGACAAACTGCCCAACCAGACCGGGCCGGCGTACCAGATCAATCCTTACTACCAGATGGAACCGCCCACGATCGCGACCTTCAAAAAGGCGCTCAATCCCTTCCCGGACAGTTATCTGCGGCACGTGAGGCGCGGCCTGGAGGCGGAGTGCCTGGCGGCCAGCCCCAACCCGGCGGACGCCAAGCGCGGCCAGGAGATGCTGGCGCTAGTAAAGGGCAAGGAAGGCCTCGTGAAGGGGTGGGTGGCGGAGATTGTGGCCGACATGACAAAGGAAGGCGACAAGGAGCCGAACGTCTACGGCCTGGTTCCGCTGACGCAGGTGGTGGAGCGGCGCTGGGACCAGATTGGCCCCTACACCGCCGACCAACCCTACTAAGGGCCGTGGGAAGGAAAGCAGGAAGCGTAAATGGCCAGCACACTGACACTATCGGACTCCGCCGCGTTCTGCTCGTCGCTGCTTACAAATCAACTGCTGAACGTCAACAATCAGCAGCCGGGCATCACCATGGCGAACATCGTGAAGCAGCGCATTCTAGGCGCGCCGTTCATTTGGCGGGCGAACCGCGGATACGCCGCTTTCCCGATCAGCCAGGCAGATGGGACGGATTACGCGCAGGCGCTGCCGATGCTGGGCCGGATTGAGACGCAGTGGCTGACGGACGCGGACGGAAACGACATGCCCCTGGCGGGCGCGCTGGCGCTGCCCAAGAACAGCAGCGTGGCCAGGCCCACGGTTGCGGCGCCGGTATACGACGATAACGCCGGCAACATCACCTTCCGGTTCAACTACACGCCCGACGCCGATTACACGGCCAACTTCGACTTCCAGCAGAAACCGCTGCTGATGACCAGCTACGGCAGTTTGTGGGGGCCGGTGGCGGATGAATACGGCTATCTGTTCAACATCGGGCTGCTGGCGCTGGCTGGGCTGCTGAGGAACGATGCCCGCTTCCCGATCTGGGAGAAGGACTTTGTGGCCGGGCTGCTGGCCACCCAGGACGGCCTGGACGAGCAGGCCAAGGCAATCTTCATCGGCGATTGGATGAACGTGACGCGAACCTTCCAGCGCAGCCAGGCGGCGGGGCAGACGGGCGCGGCCGGGCGGGCGCAATAAGCCGCTTGACAGCGAGAGAGAGTGACGGTATTATCCCGCTATGGATAAAAAGACCGCACAGCAGGCTGCCCAACTCTTTGAGGAAGGCAAAAGTGTCAGCGCTATAGCCAAGGCTTTGAAGATTTCATGGTACGAAGCCAAAAAACTGAAACCCGCAAGCGCCAAGGCGGAAGACCCTGCCAAGACTATCGCGCCCCATCTGGCCTATGAGATAGGGCCGGAGCCGGGGCCGGAGAGCGAGGCGGAAGCCCTTGCCGAGACTACCCTTGTTTTCCCGATCAACCTGGAGATTCCGGTGGAGCAGGTGGATGAGGCCATTGCCGCGGTGAGCGACATGGAGCTGCGGGATGCGGTGATCGGACTCGATGGCGCAGACAAGGCCAACATCTTGCAGATCGTGTTGCAAGCCCGGCTGACTTCGCTGCTGAACCATAGCGGCGGCGGGGATCCGGAACTGATCCCTGAACTCTAACGCCTAACCCCTGGAGCGCAGCGACCAATGACTAACCCGATACAGGCGGCGGGAGCGCAGACGGACCCAACCAGATACGGCGCGCTCAACATGGGCGGCGAGCAGTTCACGGGCTTGTGGACGCAGCGCAGTCCCTACCGTGACGCGGCCACCGCCTACCTGATCAAGAAGTTCTACCAGGGCAGCCGCTTCGATTCGATCTGGGATGGGTTGAACCGCGAGATCAGCGCGCGGCTGACCGACGTGCGGAGGCCGGGAAACCCGGTATGGAACGCGAGTACTTTTGGAAAAATAGGTTGTTTCTATAGTTTCAAGTATGTGCAGGATGGTGCCACGGTTATTCGCGTCATGGCGGACGATTCCACAAGCGTATCCGCACCCTCAACCTTTACGGTGGCCAGTGTCACGGCGGGAATGTTTCCCTATGGCGAACACGGGTCAAGCATCTATCTCGTCTTTGTCACCTTCACCGCGGCCATTCCACCCACGGACGGGACGTTCACATTCTCGGGGCTGACCGGCTTTACGACGCTCAACGGCAAGACTCTGACACCCTGGAATGGCTGGAGCAGCAATGTAGTCACCTTTCAACTTTCCGGCACTGGAGCGGCCTACGGGCCGACGGCGGACACGGGAAGCTGCATTGTAACCAACACCAGCATGTCAGGCGGGACCGTCTACGATGTGACCGCGGGCGGCAAGACGCCGATCTGGACCAAGAGCGCCGGCGCGGGCCGAACGCGCTTTCTTTCTGTGGGTTCGACGCTCTATATGGCCAACGGCGTGGATAATGTGAAGTGGATACGCAGCGGGCTGGTATGGAAGGCGGCCAAGGTCTTTTCTCAAGGCCAGTTCCTGGTGGACAGCAACAACAACCTCCAACTCAACATCGGCAGCCAGACGGCGACTATCACAGGCGTGCAAATCCAGGGAAATATCTGCACCGTCTTCTTCAGTTCCAACCCTCCATCGGGAAACACGGCGGGCCTGGACTGTCCACTGGGAACCAAGGTGACCTTTGCGGGCTGCACGACGGTGACGGCGCTGAACGGCTTGACGCTGCCCGTAGAAGCGGTAGCCAACGAACTGACGATCAGCTTTGCGCTGACCCACGGCAACCTGGCTTACAGCGCCGAGACAGGCACGGCGACGACCGGGAACGGAACCACTGGAGCAACACAGCCGACTTGGGCAACAGGCCTGGGAGCTGTGACCGTGGACGCGGGCGCGCAGTGGGAGAACCGGGGCAGCAGCGTCCAGCAATGGGGATACGACGCCCCGCCAAACGCGCCATCGGTGACGCAAGCGGCCGCGCCGACACTTTACCCGGCCTGGGCGGCGAATACCTGGTATGGAAACCCGCTGGCGATTATCGACAGCAATGGCAACGGCCAGCAATTGAGCATCGGAGGAGTGACCGGCGCCACGCATCCAACCTGGGCCACAAGCGCAGGCGCGACGACGACGGACAATACCGCGACTTGGACGTGCCTTGGACCGGCGAGCTGGTCAGCGGGAATGACCGCGACGCTTGGACAGGTGGTGCAGGTGACGTTCACCTACTACATCACCGTGGGGGAGAGCATTCCTTACCCGCCTTATTACCAGCTCGTTTCCACGCCTTACACGGTGACCATGGCCTTCCAGTGCACCGTTCCGGGAACCACCGGCCTGGCCATTCCCCAGTGGACGAACGGCGGTTACACAGTGGTTGTCGAAAGCACGGGAGTGACGTGGGTCAACATCGGCCTGGCTCCAGCGTGGCCGGCCAACGCCACAACATCGACCGCGGTCAAGATTGTCGATGCGAATGGCAACGTGCAGCAGGCGCAGCTTGTGGCGGAGAGCGGAAGCGCCGCGCCCGGCTGGAACGTGACGACTGGGGGGTTCACAGGTGACAGAGGCCAGAACTGGCTGAATCTCGGACCCTACTCGCCGGCGAACACAGGCGCGTGGATCTACGCTTACAGCGGCCTGAACTCAATTACTGGAGACATCACGACCGCCAGCCCGGTGAGCCAGCCGATTCTGGTGCAAAGCGGCAAGTTGGCAGTGATTCAGGGGCTTGGCCTGGATAACAGCTTCGACCAAATCATCATATGGAGGACCGTGCAGCAGACGCCGGCCACTTTGACAACGCCTTCCCCTGCGGCAACCCTGCTTTACGACGACGCAATTCCCAATCCCGGACCGGGGCAGACCTGGATTTACACCGATACGACGCCGGACACAGGATTGAACGCTTTTGAAGCCGCCCCTGTGGCACTGAGCAACAGCGCGCCGCCGGCGGGAATGACCGCGCCCGCCTATCACATGCAGCGGATATGGGCGATCGACGGAGAGTATGTGCGCTACAGCGGAGGGCCGGACACGCTGGTTGGCAACGGAAACGATACATTCCCGCCCATCAATTTCTTCTTGCCGCCGGCCTCGGCGGTGAAACTGAGACCGATTACGGTGGAGAACGGCGGCCTGCTGGTTTACACCACAAGCGGCATCCAGATCATCCTGGGGCAGGGCACGGCCAGCGATCCGTTTTACATGACCAGCTATTGCGACAAAGTGAACCTGGCCAGTTATGACGCCGAGGACATCCTGGGAACGCAACTCTACATCATGGAGAGCAACTTAAAGGTCTCCACGCTGCAAATCCAGTACCCATTCAACCCGCAGAGCGGTTACAGCGAAGTTGGCTTCCCGATCGGGGACCAGTTCAAGAAGGTGACGACCGGAGGCATCTTCACTTCGCTCTACACCGGCGCCGGCAGTTATCTGAGTTGGAACATTGCGCAGAGCGGCGATACGGGAATGTATGTGGCGGATGGAGCGGTGGGATGGTTCAGGATGTCGAGCGTGGCCACGCCGGAGAGCGGACTGCTATGGAGCCCGAGGGCGGGGATTGCGGGCGGAACGAGCGCCGTGCAATCGGTGGAGACCAGCCCAGGGGTATTTCAACTATTGATCGGGCCGGCCGCGAGCGGTCCGATTCTGGCGCGAGATACCACCGGAACGGTGTTCCTCGACGCGGGCGCGGCTTACCCGGGCTGGGACTGCAAGGGAGTGAATCTGCTATGCCCGACAGGACAGACCACCGAAGTGGTGCACATCAGCGCCAAGAGCGCGGCGGTGGGCGCGCGGCCTGCGGTGAGCATTTTGCTGGGCGAGATTTATCCGACAGCGGCGCGGCCGTGGAATCCCCTGGTGCAGGTGGATCAGGATCCTCCCAAGCCGGTGCCGGAGAGCGTGAGCGTGTACAGCGATCGCTACAAGACGAAGATCAACGGGCGCAGCCTGATAAGCGACTGCATTCTGACCAAGTTCGATTACGGCGCGCAAAACGCGGCGGATGAGCTGATGGATTGGGGCATTTACGCCACCACGGAAGACGAGCGCAAGGAGCAGGCGGCGAAGTGAGGACAGGGACTAGGGAATAGGGAATAGGGACTGGAAAACGAGGGGAATATGAGCGGGATGCGGTTGAAGATTCAATGCGTCAAGAACGTGGACCACGCCAAGATTCTGAGGTTTGGCAGCCTCATCAGCTTTGAGGAGGTTGATCGGCTGGGCGGCCTGATGTGCGGGACATCGCCGCTGTACATTCACAGGCCGGGAGCGGGAAGCCTGATCGGGAAATGCGCGCTATGCGGCGGGCAACTGGAGTACGAAGTGCAGGAAATCGAGGAAAAGCAGGGATCAGTGATCGGGGATCAGGGGTCAGAAAAACCATGACGGCTCTCAACACCTTCAAATTCGGCGATTGCTTTCTGAGGCCGGCGGACGAGCGCGATCGCGAACTGGCGGAGCGGTGGACGGCGGCGGACCCGGACCACGCCGGAAGGTTCGATCCCGGATTCTGGCTCGAGAACAAGCTGGGGCGCGACGGGTTCCTGCTCAGCGACCGGCAGGGGCCGGTTTACTTCTTCAAGATGCATATTCACTGGATCTTCGAGTTTGGACCGGACACATTGCGCAACGTGGTTCAGGTCTTCATCCAGTTTCCGCCCTGCGAGGAGGCTCGGCCTATGCGCGTTTTCAGGGCGCTGGCCGAGGGCTGCCAGTGGCTGGAGCGGACTATCATTCCCATGGGCGCGGAGGAAATGATCTTCGACAGCAGGAACGAAACCCTGATACGATTCTGCGTAAAGCGGCTGGGGTTCGAGCGCGACGGGGAGATGCTGAGAAAGACGCTAATCCGCGAGAGCGGCGGGTGAACCTGGAAAGGAATGCAGTATGTGCGGAGCGACCGGAGCGCAGACCCAACTGCAGGACGAGCAGATGCAGGCCTACCAGCAGGCTCAGCAGATGACTGCCGAGCAGTACGCCGACCAGCAGGCCGTTTATGCGCCGCTCAAGGCGCAATTCGACAAGATATTCGCCGCCGGGCCGAGCCAGCAAGGATTCAGCGACGAGGAAACCAACACTCTGAACGCGCAGGCGGTGACCGGAACAGCTAACAACTACAAGCAGGCGGCCACGGCGGTGAACGAGGAGATAGCCGGAAGGGGAGGCGGGGACGAGTATGCGCCCAGCGGCGCCGCGGATGAGATGAAGCAGGAAGTGGCCAACAGCGCGGCTCAGACCGAGAGCGGCCAGGAAACGCAGATTACGGAGGCCGACTACAACCAGGGGTACCAGGAATGGCAACAGGCCGGCAGCGGGCTGATGAGCATTGCCGCCGGGGATAATCCCGTGGGCTACGAGACGGCGGCGACCGGGGCGGGCACGGCGGCGGGGACCACAGCCAACCAGATCGCCCAGGAAGACAACTCCTGGATCAACGCCGCGGTCGGGGCGGCGGGAGATATCGGCGGCGGCTGGGCAGAAGGCGGATTCAAGCACTAAGAGGGTGAGCTGGAAGAGAAAGGTGAACTAAGCGATGAGTGGAACACACGAGTTCGTACCATCTGAGGAATATCTGGTTAACGCCGGATACCGGAAAGCTCAGACCACGAAAATTGAAAAATATATTGAAGCTTTAAGATCGCTCAGAGATTGTGAGCAGGATCTTCTTGAGAGTGGGGTTCTTTCCGAGAACGATTGCAGTTTCCCTTTCGTTAACGGGCGTATTATGCGCATGAAGCGCAGAGTAGAGGCGAGTTCCTAAGAGGGCGAGCGATGTTCGATCCAGAGAGCGACGCGGGAAGCACGACGACAGCGGCACCACCGCCAGCAGCTCCGGCGCAAGCCGCAGCTCCGGCGGGCGGCGGAGACTGGAACCAAGCAGCGCAGGGCGCCGCGCAGCCCTCGGGAAGCCCGGCAGCGGCCGA